CTGAGCAACCACAGTTGATTATGGATACATTTAAAAAATATAAACCAAGAAGGGTTAAGATAGAGACAGTAGCCTATCAAGAAGCATTGAGAACTGCTGTAAGAGAGCTAATGCATAAGGCAGAAGTCTATATACCCGGAATTGAAAAAGGTGTAAAGCCTCGAACGCGTAAGAGCGAACGTTTGCTGTCATTAGTACCAATGATGGCTAAGAAGCAGTTTTACTTTAGACCGCAAGATATAACAGCTCAACAAGAATTTTTATCATATCCTAAGGGGAGAAATGATGATATAATGGATGCAGTATGGACAGCATTAGACGGACATAAGCCTTGTAGGAAGAAATCACTGGAAGCCAAGAAAAAAGAGACAGATAACATATTATCTCTTGACTGGCTTACTATGTAAGTGTTAAATTCGTTATATGGCTAAGTACGTCGCTAAAATGGGAAAAAAGGTCGCTGAAGAGACGAGGTCTTTATATGAGCAGTATCGTCAGAGGCGTGAGCCTTGGGCGCAACAAGCCAAGGAGGACAAAGAGTTTCGTTTAGGAAGGCAATGGACTAGAGAGCAAGTTGAATCATTAGAAGCTAGAGGTCAGGCTCCGATAGTTGTCAATCGATTACATCCAGCAGTAGAGACGGCGAAAGCTATGTTGACTGCTAATAGACCTTCCTTTAGGTGTTCTCCTCGAGAGGATTCAGATAGAAAGGTTGCTAATGTTCTAGGCAATCTTTTGTCGTATATATATGATGTATCTGATGGTCGTAATGTTATTCGTTCCTGTATTGATGATTATTATGTAGCTGGTTTAGGATATATTCAGGTATATCAAGACCCGGAAGCAGACGATGGTAAGGGAGAAGTCAAAATAAAAGACCTTGACCCATTCGATGTATATGTCGACCCTAATTCAAGAGATAGATTATTTGATGATGCAGAAAATATTATAGTATCTCGTCTATTTACTAAGGAGCAAGCCCAGCTAATGTATCCTGCTTATGCTAAAAAGATAAAGAATGCAGGCGGGGGGTATGATGATGATAGACCACAAACCCAAAGAAGGGACGTTGGTTCTGAGATTCATTTTCCTGAAGATGTAGGAATGATGCCCGAGAAGGATTATATACGTGGATATGAGCGATATTATAAAATGGATGTCGAAAAGTATCGAGTCTTTGAGACATTCTCCAAGAAAGAAGAGTTGTTAAACGAAGAGGAGTTTTTAGGACCATATCAACAGCGTTCTGCTTGGATAGTGAATGGACAGATAGTATCTAATGAATCAGCTGCCAGAGGCTTAATAGAGCAACAGCAACAACAGTTACAACAGCAATATCAACAGCAAGCCCAGCAAATGGCTCAGCAAGGGTATGACCCTGAAACTATCCCTAAGCCTAAGCAAAAACCACAGGTAGAAGAAGTAACATATGGTAATCTAATTGAGCGAGGCCTTATACAAGTTGTGGCTGTCTCTTTACGTCGGATATGTCAGGTAGTTTCAATGGGTGACACGGTACTTTATAGTAGAGTTCTTCCTTGCGAAAAGTATCCCATAATCCCTATATGCAATGTTCACACGAGAACACCGTATCCCATATCAGACATTAGGATGGTTAAGGGGATACAGGAGTATATAAATAAGACACGTTCTTTAATCATTGCTCACGCTACAACTAGTACTAATACTAAAATACTAGTTCCAGAGGGCAGTGTTGATATGAATGATTTTGAGACTAAATGGGCTCAGCCGGGTGTAGCTATATCATACGACCCTACAGATGGACCACCGGTGCCCATTCAGCCTACGCCTCTTCCTAACGAGTTGTATCAAAATGAGGCTTCGGCTAAGCAGGATATTGACCATACGCTTGGTTTATATGAGATGATGATGGGGAATTCTC